AAAGAGAAGGATAGGATACAACGAGAGAAAGAACGTGCACCAATGACACCCGCAAATGCGGAAAACAGCGGAGGAAACTAAATCATGGCACTTTCATAGACGAAGCCGAGCCACAATTTCTCAACCTTGTTGATGTTGGGAAACGGGATGCCCTCTTTGATAAGGACATCGCGCAATATCTCAACCGGAACACGCGAGAATATTTTGCCCTCAGAAAGCGTCAACAACATTGATGACATGGCAACATACACACCAACCTTTTGATCGTCAGTAACCCCCTTCGCCTTAACTGTTGAAATGGATTTCAGTTTGCGAAGTGGACGCGAATCGACTGCAATGGCCTTACCATATTCCGAAAGGTATGTTGTAAAGCAGTCGAGGTAGGGTGCAATTATTCCTGGAGGGAAGATCGGTGAAACTGTGCCCGACATGTGCAATAGCTGTACACTAACAGGGGTGCCAACCATGACCCGAATCAGATGAGGGGCCATTGTGGCATATCTGAGCGCCATGTCGCGACAAATAAATCCGATCAGCTCGTCATCGCCCGTGACAACCAATTCGTACGCATCTGTTGGTATGTTCAAACGTTTGCACAACTCGTGAACATAGCAACAATGGATAGCACTGTTCAACACAGTTGTCCAAAATTGCCCACTTGGATTGCCCCCCCACTTAACGACAACGCGGCCGTTAGGCAGGATAAGGCAAGCGTTTGAAATGACGTGCACGATATATGAGCAAATGTTCGAAGGGATTCGCGCATATTTGAAGATACGCGTTAACAGCCTCTCAATCAACTGAGAGCTGATGCTACGATCGTATGCCTGATAGTCCATCCCCACCGTATACTTGTTTTTGAAAATAGCGTAAATCCTCTCGTCCCAGTCTGGCAACTGAAACGATATCATATGTCTATGATATTTGTACATGCATTTGGTCAACGCCGGCAGGTATTTAGCCATTATCAATTGGAAAGCAATATCAGTGGCTTGTATTGTGCGAAAAGCACGAAGAACATGTTTCTTCTGCGAATACCCATCGGTCTTGCTGAAAACCTTAAAAGTGGGCTGGTATTTCGTCCAAGCCCCAAATTTCAAAACGTCGTGCTCAATTTCACGACACACTGACGCAAATGCGGATTCTGCTTTTTCTCCACGAGTGCACGGAAAATTATCGAGAAACTGCTGGAACTTGTGTCCAACCCGCTCCCAGCCTTCCCCCACGGACGAATCGCGTTTCTTGACGCTATATATCTCATGTTTGTGTTCCTCCATGAGTTGTTCAAATGTGGGGGGGACGATGTGCTCAAAACTTGAGTAATCAAACATCATGTCGGTGATCACGTGGTCAAGCGTTTCATCAGTGACGTTAACACAATTAAAACTTGTGAAGCGGGAAACTTCACGAGAAATCGAATCAAGCCCACCCTTACCAATGGGGTGGGTCGTTGGCAAGAAGCTCGCATAATCGGACAACAATGCTTTATGGTCGTGCAGGTTCTTGCGAGGGTTAACTTTCACTTTCCACTTGCCCGCATCATCCTTGTACATACAACGGCAAAATCTTGGGATTGGAGGATAACATCCAACAATTCCTTCTCCAACACCGGCATTGTCCAAATCCGCCGCTGCCTGGTCAAGGCGGAGCACATAACCATCTCCTTGGCGTTCGAGGCCCCCACTCCCTCCGCCATTAAGGAAGTGAGGCAACGAAAATCCTCCAGTTTCTTGGAGACAGTCCCAAACTCACGGCCGCAATTGACCGACCCTTCAGAACAACTAATGATCCCTTCGTGGTAGAAAGCCAACGCAATCATTCCTCCATCAACAACGACAAAACCCGGGGAACCAGAAGCTCCTTTTCCACGCGCCTCACCATCCCTCAGATACACAGCAGACGCGTCATATCTACAGGACATGGTTTTTCCAAACGGCTCCTTCCCGGTCTTGAAAACCCGGGTCAGAGCGCCGCGAGAAATCGAAGGATATCCGTCGTGGTCAACGGAAACAACGATAACACCGTCTGGCTTGCCAACAACGGTGCTCAGAACTTCATGGTCTCCTGGGTACGGGGCAGTCACCATGCTGCACATCAACGGCACAACTGCCAGCACGTACCGAACCCTATCGGCAAAATCCCTATAAAAGGGAACGTTGGCAACTTTGTACACTGGATATGTTGAACCCCGATGCACAAGATACACAACAGAGTTTTCGTCCCAATCGCCCAAATCTCGAGGAGGCAAATGGTTGGGCAACGAAACGACAACATACCGCGCCAATGAGACGTCGGGGGCAATCATGGTCGCAACGCACGTACCAACTGTGGTGTACAAATCACCATCCTTGGTATGGAACATGCGGCAACAACAATCGGGCAACTCAACAGGTGCATCCCCGACCAATCCCATTTGTGGTTCAACGTCAGCCTCGTCAACATCATCATCCTCTGCCGCCGCGAGTAAGGCCGCCAACGCCTTCTTCTTCTTCTCAGACATACCTTTGATGGTAGTAGAGGAGATGCTCGGAACGTGAGAAACTGATGAATGTCTGTCATCGTCATCACAACACGTGTCATCAATTACCGGATCAGGAACGGGCTCCAGCGGAGGCTCAGGCACAAACGATGAGCTACAGGCATCAGGAACAAGCTTCTTCCTGTGTGCAGCCTCAACTTGCCGCCGTTCAATCTCCGCAGCCTGCTGGATGAGAGTCCCAACTGACGAATCATCGTCGGCAAAGGACATCTCGGGCGGAG